ATGTAACACAGTATAAAAGTAATAAACATAAGTGTTACACTAAGGTATGTGTCACAATTATATGTGTCTCTCTCCTTGTCTCCTCTCTCCTCACACGTAGTTTGCGACACATACCTCTTCTTTCCATAAATTTGTAATATTAAGTGTTGACAATGCGTAGTAAAAACATACAACTATATGCATCAGATAATGTCATTGAAGAGTTTTACGAAGCTATTGCAGCTAATGACAGTAAAAGACTAAGACGTATTCACATTCCCAAGTCAGATGTATTCTATGTCCGTGCTGCTATAGAGGCTGACACTGGAGTGAGGTACACACTAGACCACGTAGAGAGAGCTATGTATCTTGAAGGTATGCTTTCACGTAGGGATGTGCTAGACCCAGACAGAGAACGTGAAGGTGTAGGCTAATGTCCCGCAATTATAAGTCAGAGTATGAGAACTACCAGGGTACACCAGCCCAGCGCAGACGTAATGACGCACGTAAAGCTGCAAGACGTAAGATGGAAGCAGCAGGTAAAGTACGTAAGGGTGACGGTAAAGACGTAGACCATAAGAATGGCAACCCTAAAGATAACAAGATGGCTAATCTACGTGTAACAACAAAGTCTAAGAACCGTAGTATTCCCCGTAATAGTAAAGCAGGTAAGGCGTAATATATATGGCATACAGTCTAGGTAATAAATCACGTATTAAGCTGGAGGGTGTAAATCCAGACTTAGTAGCTGTTGTTGAACGTGCTATTGAACTATCTAAGCAGGACTTCTCTGTGATTTGTGGTCTACGAACTGTCAAAGAACAAGAAGCTCTTGTAGCTAAGGGTGCGTCTCAGACTATGAAGTCAAAGCATCTTGAAGGTAATGCTGTAGACTTAGCAGCATACTGTGATGGCATCCGTTGGGAATTAAATTTATACGACGAGATAGCTGATGCAATGCTTAAAGCTGCTAAGGAATTAGGTGTGACCCTTCGCTGGGGTGCTGCGTGGCATAAGAACTTGAATGATTGGAGTGGTACAGCAGAAGATCTAATGAATGAATATATAGACCTTCGTCGTAGCCAAGGGAAACGTCCATTTATTGATGCACCACACTTTGAGTTGGTATAATTATGTACGAGATGATAGACATTATAATGCAGTGGTTAGTAGCGCCTGTCATAATCGTAGTATGGCATCTATTTTCTAAAGCCAATATTCATGAAACGGAAATAGCTGTACTTAAATCTCAACTAGAAAGCTCTAGAGTTTCCTACGATAGGGAAATGAAAGAGATGAAAGAAACCATTAAAGCAATCTTTAACAAGCTCGACAGTATTGAACATGCGCTGCGAGACAGATAATGGACCCTATTACAATTATATCTGGTGCCACTGTAGCATTTAACGCTATTAAAAAGGGTATTCAGGTAGGTCGTGATCTACAAGACATGCATGGACAGTTATCCCAATGGGCTAGTGCCATGTCAGACTTAGGTCAAGCTGAGAAGAGGGTAAACAACCCACCGTGGTGGAAATCTCTTGGTGGATCTGTAGAGGCAGAAGCTTTAGAGGTTTGGAATGCCAAGCGTAAAGCAGATGCTATGCGTAATGAACTACGGCAACACATAAGCTTTGTATACGGTCCACCAGCTTGGGAAGAACTTGTACGCATTGAGGCTAAGATCCGTAAACAAAAGAGAGACCACGAATATCGTAAGGTTGAGATACAAGAGACTATTATTACTTGGACTATATCAATCTTACTTCTGTTATCGGGTATAGGTGCTTTAGCGTTCTTTATATGGATTAGTTCAAAGCAATGAAAAAGTTTGGTAATAAGTATTACGTTTATGATAAGAACGGTAAGATACTTATTATTACTACAAATAGAAGGATAGCTGATAATGTCTATAACACCAGAGTGGTTGGATAAGTGGCGCATCTGGCCCCGTATGATTATAACATTGTATGGCTTTGCATTCTATAAAACGACAACATGGTTTATGGCTTTACCAGACCCAACTAATGCACAAGCTGGTTTCGTATCTGTTATTGTAGGTGCAGGTGCAGGTTTCTTTGGGATATACGTAAATGGTAAAAACACGAGTACTGTTAACTATACTACTAATAACCCTGATAAGTAGTTGCAGCCAGATACCATCATTTCTATTTGGTGGTGGTGGTCCGAACGTAGCAGCGAATACGCAGATAGGTAAAGAGAATAACCAAGGCATAAACATAAAGACTACAACTGAATCTGCACTACGTCCTGAAAACGTCATAGAGGCTCCTGTAGATACTATAAACCAAAATGTGACCCAGACCACCAACGTAGATCGTACCCTCATTGTGTGGCTCGTTTTAATAGGTCTCCTTGGATGGCTACTACCTACACCTAGTCAGATGGGAAGAGCCTTACTAGAGGCGGTTACAGCACCTTTTAAAAGGAAAGACTAAATGTCAGATCAATATGAAGTAAAATATACGATACGTGTTCCTAAAAGTCGTAATCCTCAGACAGGTGCAGTTAAGTATCAAAGCTCTGGCTACACTAGCACACCCTTAAGTATAAGAGCGTCTAGCCCAGAAGAAGCCAAGAAGCTTGCTGCAAAGCATGAAACTATAACAAAAGCTAAAACACAGGCTGCAAAAGGCTTAGATTACGATATGCCAAAGCCACGTGTTCAGATGTCCGTAACACGTATTTCTGGTAAAGGCGGCGGTGGCGGTGGCATTATGACACCAGACGGTAATAGCTCAGGATTGAAGGGTCTCCCTAAAGGGATGACACGTAAGTTCAATAAAGGCGGCTCTGTTAAAAAGAAGAAATAGTAATGACTGTAGAATATCGCGGTGAAACGTTTGAAGGTTACAATAAACCTAAGCGCACACCTAAGCACCCTACTAAATCACACGTAGTACTTGCCAAGGAAGGTGGTACTATTAAAATGATCAGATTTGGTGAACAGGGAGCTTCCACAGCAGGGAAACCAAAGTCTGGCGAGTCAGATGCCATGAAAAAGAAACGTGCTTCTTTCAAGGCACGTCATGCATCAAATATCGCTAAGGGTAAAATGAGTGCCGCATACTGGGCAGATAAGGTGAAGTGGTAATGTGGTTTGCTGTTGTGTTCTTCTGTACTATCCCTTCTGATTTAAACTCTTGTGTACTATCAGGTAATACTTCTGTAATGCACACCAGCGAAGAGGCTTGTCTAGAAGATGCACGTGGTTATGCTACTGTGCTGCTTATGCAGAACATATACGCTAGACCAGCTTGCTTTAAACTAGGAGAACAAGCGTGATGCCAGTACATAAGGTTCCAGGTGGATACAAGTGGGGTAAGACTGGTAAAGTCTACAAAACTAAAGCAGAAGCAGAGAAGCAAGGTAAAGCTATTTATGCTTCTGGTTATGCAGAGGGTGGCTTGTACGCTAACATACATGCTAAACGTAAACGTATCGCTTCAGGTAGCGGTGAAAAGATGAGAAAACCTGGTACTAAGGGTGCGCCCAGCGCAAAAGCATTTAAACAAGCAGCTAAAACAAGGAACACATAACATGGCAAGAACACCTCGCAGAATAATGGCAGGAAGACGTAGAGCTAAGGCTAGACCTGCAAAACAAGTAGCGGGAACTATGACTGCACTACAAGTGGATGCACAGCAAAAAGCAGCTGTACAAAGAGCAAATGCTACCGTAGCCCCTCAACAAGCTGTACATCTTCCTAAATCAGAACTTGCACAGCGTCAAGCTCTATCGCAGATGCAACGTCAAGCTATTCCTCAAGCTATTCCTAAAGCTCTTCCTCCAGCTCTTCCTCAAGCAAACCTACGAGCCTTTAATCAATCAGCAACTCCTGTAGGCGTGGCAGTACAAAAGATTCCTGGTATGAAAAAAGGTGGTATGGTTAAGAAGGGCTATAACAAAGGCGGTTACGCTAAATGTGGTGCATCTAACCCTCCAAGTAAAAAACGGTAACACATAAACAGGTAAATAGCTATGGCAGATAAAAAGAAAACACTAAAGACATACAAGACTGCAGCAGGTGCGCAGCAGTATGGTGACGATATAGCTTGGGGAAAGCTAACTAAAAAAATAACCAAAGACTTTATAAATCTTAGTACATCAGACTTTAAGAAAAAGTATGGTGCTGATGCATATCAAATGTATGATAAAGTACATGCAGGTGAGAGTGCATCAAAAGCACAAAAGTATAAAGAAGAAGGTTTTGGTAAACGTCTTGTAAAACAACTTGAAGGCCACGAAAAAGAGTGGCAAGATAGTTCCAAGAAACCTGGTTATAAAAAAGGTGGCTACGTTAAATGTGGTGCATCTAACCCTCCAAGTAAAAAACGGTAACATATGAAATACTATCATAAATATAAAGAAGCCTTAGAAGCTCATGGATATGTTGTTGATGAACACGGCTTTGTATGGGATAGTATGGGTAACCAATCTGCAGGTGAAGACAACTACGGAAACGTGCAGAGTAAAGACCCTAATGTAACTCATATCTGTCAGACTGCACAGGCTGAGATGGACAGACCAAAGCCAGCACCCAAGAAGGTTGCTAAGAAGGTGGTAAAAGATGAGCCTAGTATCTCAGGGTAAACCAGCCCGTAGGCGTAGCTTTTGGGTAGACGCAAAGGTAGATGGTACAGTCTATGACATGTACACCTGCCCTGCTAACTGTACTGCAGAAGTAGATATGATCCATGTTGTGAACGCTAATGGTAACACATCAGTGTTTGTGTACTGGGACATTGCTGCAGCAAACGTACCTCCTGCTCTACAGGCTACATACCCTACGGGCTACACATCAAACCTGGTTGGTGGTAAGAACATGTCAGCTGGTGAGTTTTTTACTCTAGCAGATGCAATCCTTGTGTTACAGCCTGGTGATAAGATCCAGGTTAAATCTTCTGGTGCTAACCCACCACACGTAGATGCAGTGTGTTCTGTAACTGAAACCTTTATACCTGTCGGGTAGCGGGTATGCATAAATAGGTACTACTACCTGACCATACGTTAAGTATAACTATCTCCGCACTCAAACAAAAAGGAGATAGTGCTATGAAAAACTGGTTGAAGAAAATCTGGATTGTTATTGAAGAAAGCCAACAAAGACGTGCAGATTATTACATGCTAACCAAATTCACAGATCGTGAACTGAATGACTTGGGTATTAGTCGTTCCCAAATAAGAGAGATTATCTATGGCAAGAACGCTAACAGAAAAACAACAGAAGTTTCTTGATGTCTTGTTTGACGAGGCAGGTGGGGATGTAGTAGCAGCTAAGAAGCTTGCTGGTTATGACCCTGCCTCAAGCACTGCTGCTATTGTTGAATCCCTAAAAGACGAGATTGCAGATCGCACTCGTACATTCTTTGCACGTGTTGCTCCAAAGGCAGCTATGTCTATGGCAGGCGCTCTATATGACCCTACAGAATTAGGCATTAAAGAGAAGATGACAGCAGCAAAAGACTTGCTAGATCGTGCAGGACTTGGTAAAGTAGATAAAGTGGATGTCACATCTTCTAGTGGGGGCATCTTTTACTTGCCACCAAAAGAAGGTTCAAACGAATAAT